GGAACGTGCCGGGGAGTTCTTATTCCTCGTCTTCGCTATCGTCAAGCTCGACAAGCTCGTCTTCGCCGTCCTCGCCCTTTACAAGCACCAGAATAGGCTTGTTGAAGGCCTCGGTCATGTTGTCGTAGTCGTCGCAGAGCTCTTCGAAGCTGTCGCCAATGGCGCTGGCGTCTTCCTCTGACCAGAACTCGATGTCGCCTTCGCTGTCGTAGAAGACTTCACGGATGACGAAAACGTCGGACGAGAACAGGACGTCCTCTTCGGCTGGGATCATGATGACACGATAGTTCCAAGTCATGGGCTTAGTCTCCTTAATGGGGGCTGCTGGGGTAAGAAGGTAGTTGAATCTGAAGGTAAGCATGGGGTTTCTCCGTTAGCTGGCCAAATATGCCATAGGCGTGTGACGATTTATAGATACGTCTTAACTTATACGAATTTATTTAAACCTATGACAACTAAGTTGTTGAATTTGCTTATAAAAATGCAAGTTACTTGTTGGAAATGTCACTTATGGCCACTTCCTGATATACTGTTATTGGATACACCCTAGAGACACTCTCAAAATAGATTAGAGATATAAAGATACACTATAGCACCTTCTGAGATATAAGAGAGAGTTATAATAATAATTATAAATAATAATAATAAGTAATAAATAAAGAATAAGAAGAAGAGTAAAATCAAGGACTTGTGACAATCGGTTGATAAAATGGTTTATGAGTATCAATCATTTATTTAAAATAAGTATGAAAATCCTTAATAAAAGATTGATTCAATGATTTCGTTGTGACAAAAGATTTTAGTAAACCAAATAGGAGAAAAACATGTTTGCAATCGAAAACGGCATCAAGCCAAACAGAGACTTGTTGGATTCGGCTCCATGGCACATGATGTGTGAAGGTCAATCCTTCTATGTCAGCAAAAAAGAATCTTCTCATGCTAAGGTCACTCGCGCATGCTCGAAGTGGTCAGCCTCTCTTAGAAAGACATTTATTGCAGAGAAAGAGGGTGATGGAAGCCGAGTTTTTATGACTTCAAATGTAGTTAAAAAGGAAAACAATGTAGAAGTTTGGATTAAGGATGTAGTTTCTCGTAATGAAAACGGCGAAACCGCTGGGATTATTGTTAATAAACTTAGAAGGTTTGACAAGGATACTGTTTTAAAGGCTTTAAAAAACTTAGAAAAAGATGGTGTCTTGAATGTGAATATTTCAATTCATCCAAGAAAGAAGTTTAAGTTTTATCGTTATACGCTTGCATGATGGGGGTTTCTTTTTCTTGTCATTCGTGTATAACCTGTCAGAACAGGAGATATAAATGGCGAAACGCGGACCACCACGGCTGATGAACGACGGCATGAAGGCTTATGTCTGTGAGCAGATCGCGATTGGGCGCTCGGCGACTGACATCTGCGCGGATGCGGAAGTGGGGCTTGATTACCGCACCATGAACCGTGAACTACATCGAGATCCGTATTTTATGTCAGAATACGCCCGTGCGCGTGAATTAAGCATCGAGCCGCGCGTCGAGGAGAACGAGGCAATTCTGCGCGGTATTGGCGAGTGGAAGGACGTTGCATGGGATATCCGCAAGGAACTGGTGAACGAGCGCCGCTGGCAGGCGATTCGCTTGGCGCGGTTCCGATATGGCGAGAAGATCGACGTCAACGCCAACATCAAGGTGGTCGAGGGCCGCGTGATCGAGGCGGAGGCTTTGGACATGGATCAGCTTCTGGCGGTGCGGGAAGCTCTGGTAGCAGCAATCGAGGGGTCAGATGAAGACGAAATGGAAGATTAAGTGGGTCGGCCTAGGCTGGCGCAGGTGGTGGCGGGTTAGCGAGGAAATATACCCTTGGGTGGAATGTAAACGCTGGCGCTTTGGGCCGGTTCAAATCGGGAGATGGACAGATGTATAAACGCGCAGAGCAATTATATGAGACGTGGCATAAGTCTGCATGCCCCATGCGTCGAAGCAATTGGGATGGGTTGAGCGCACACGTTAAGCGAGGCTGGTATGATGTGGCTGCTGCTGAGGCTGCGCTGCTTGATCAGGTCGAAAACCGCTATTTGTCTGAATACCAGCGCCTGCGAAAAGACATGGCCACGATGGTCAAGCGCAAGCATTACACAGACGCGATCAAGAGCCTGTCGATGTGCCAGAACCAGATCGAGACGCTGATGATCGAGCTAAAGCGTTGGAACCCGACGAGCGTGATTGCACGAGATGCAAGCACCGTTCTAGGCCTGTTGGAATCCATGATCATGGCCAACCCTGACATGCAGACGACCGATTGGAAGGCTGACGCCAAGGCCAAGGCAGATGAGGCCGAGGAAAAGCGCCGCGCCGTTGTGCAGGCAGCAATGTGGAAGGATGAGCCAAGCTATGGCAGCGGCTGGGAGATGGCAGACAAAGTAGCCCAATCATTTAGCGACCGCTACAAGTGGACCAAGGACAATGTTGGCGGCGCTGTCGGCAAGGACTACAAGCCATGAAACGCGCCATCTCACACATCAACGCGTTCAACGAGTGGCTGGCGCGACATACTGTCACAGCCATGTCGTCGATGGCTTGCGTCTATGCGTTCACCGTCTGGTCGCTGCTGCCGACGCTCGACAAGGGCTGGGAGCAGATTGTCTTCTATGTCAGCGGGGGAGTTATCCAGCTCGTGGCATTACCCTTGATCATGGTGGGCCAGCGGCTTGAAGGCAAAGACAACGACCGGCGATCGAAGCAGGATCACGAGATGCTGAAGCGGATCCTAAAGCACTTAGAGGATGGAAGATCATGATCAGCCTCTTGACCGCTCAAACCATCGACCGTGCGATCACGCTGTATTCGGTGTTCAACCAGCACCAAAGCCCAGCGATCCCGTACCATCTTCTCACACGAGCGCAAAGGCGGGGCTGGGAAGCCGTCGCCGAGTTCATGGCCATTGACCGTACCGAGATCGGAATGATGGAAGACATCAACACCGTGTTACGAGATCGGCTGTGGGCCATCATGCAGCAATGCGCCGACCAGCTCGGCGTTGACATCGAAGTGGATCGCTACTGATGATTACGCACGAGGAATTGACCCAAAAGCTGTATGAGGCCTATCGGGCGCAGGTATTACGAGAGAGAGATTTTACATTGCTTGAATGGGATGAGCGAGATCTTATTTACAAACGAATTTGGTCTGCCGTGGCCGACGCAGCATGGGAGCACGTCGAGGGCGAGAACGCGATCTGGGCTCAAGACGCTTCGCGAAAGGAAGAGGAACTTCGCGAACTGGTGGTCGAGTTCATGAACCGTGCGGAGGTATTGATCGGGTGACCTTCATGATGCTCGACGGCCAGAAGATTAACCTTGACGCCTCGCGGTTCGCTGTCGAGAAGCGCATGTGCGAACTGTCGTTCGTCGAGTACATCAAGCAGGCATGGCATGTGATCGAACCCGGCCAAGAGTACAAGCACAACTGGCACATCGACGCCATCGCCGAGCACCTGACCGCCATCACCGACGAGATGATGATCGACGATGAGCGTTACTATGCCCGTCTGCTGATCAACGTCCCGCCGGGCGCGATGAAGTCCCTGCTCTGCAACGTGCTATGGCCTTCGTGGGAATGGGGGCCGCGTGACATGGCCTACCTGCGCTATGTCTGCGCCTCCCACAATGTGGACCTCGCCATCCGCGACAGCACCAAGATGCGGCGGCTGATCCAGTCCGAATGGTATCAGGTCCGCTGGGGCAACCGCGTGACGCTGACCGGCGACCAGAATGCCAAGACCAAGTTTGAAACAACAGCCAGCGGTTTCCGGCAGGCCATCGCCATGACCTCGATCACCGGATCGCGCGGCGACCGCGTCATCATCGATGACCCGCATAGCGTTAACAGCGCCAACTCCGAGGCCGAGCGCCAGACGGTGACCGAGACCTTCGAACGCGCCATCCCCACCCGCCTCAACAACCCCGACAAGTCGGCCATCGTGGTGATCATGCAGCGTCTGCACGAAGAAGACGTGTCAGGCATCATCATCGAGAAGCAGATGGGTTACGACCACATCATGATCCCGATGGAGTACGACCCCGACCGCGCAGCCCCGACTATGCTAGGCTGGGAAGACCCGCGCACCGTCAAAGGGGAGCTGATGTTTCCGAACCGGTTCCCCAAGTTTGTGGTGGAACGCGACAAGAAGATCATGGGCACCTATGCCGCGTCCGGCCAGTTCCAGCAGCAGCCGACACCGGAAGATGGCGGTATCATCAAGCGGAAGCACTGGCAGTTGTGGGACGACCCCAAGTTCCCACCGTTCGATTACATCATCGGATCGCTGGACACCGCCTACACCCAGAAGACCGAGAACGATCCATCGGCCATGACCGTCTGGGGCATCTGGACGGATGACCCCAAGACCCATGCCACCCGCATGCTGGGCAAGAACGGCTACCACATTGTACGTACATACGACGAGAAGGAAGTCCCACCTCGGATCATGCTGATCCATGCTTGGCAGGAACACCTCGAAATGCCCGACCTGATAGCCAAGGTCAGCGAAAGCTGCCAGAAGTGGAAGGTGTCCAAGCTTCTCATCGAAAACAAGTCTGTGGGTATGCCAGTTGCCAGAGAGCTAAGAAGGATGTATGCAGGGAGGGATTTCGGCGTCCAACTCGAAGACCCCGGCTCTATCGACAAGATGGCCCGTCTCTATTCGGTGCAACATCTGTTCGAGGAAGGGCTGGTCTACTGCCCCGACAAAGCATGGGCAGATGAGGTGATCAGCCAGTGCATGCGCTTCCCGAAGGCCAAGCACGACGATTTAGTAGATACAGTTTCGATGGCTATGCGCTACTTGCGCCGTTCTGGGTTCATCCTCAGGACAGACGAGGTGTCGCAGGCATACGAGGATGCCCGTCAGCACGACGGTCGTCCACCGGAACCGCTTTACGGGGTATGACATGGACGTTTGCTACGGGCTGAAGGTACACAGGGATGTCTGGATTGCCCCCAACAAAGAGATCAAGGGCAAGTGGATGC